TTACTTACTGAGTAAGAAATAAAGGTTAACTCTAATATACTTTAAAAACTGCTGCTCCGTTTTAACATGTAATTTGCGCATAATGCTCCGGCGGAGTGACTTTGTCTGCTCTTCAGAAAGTGAAAGTAAAGCAGCCGTTTCGCTTAAATGATAACCGCTGGCGATCAGTTTTAACAGGTGACGTTCTGTTACTGAAAAATGACGAGTCGTGCAATAGTGGCAAATGCCGGAGGGGACGCTATGTCGAAGCGCTCGCTTATGTAAGATCAATATCATTTTCCGGGTAATTTCTTCAACATCATCTTCCCGATAAATATGCGGCAGCATATACAGACATGGTCTGAACATGAGCTTTTCTTTATCGCATTTATTACAAATAATTACCCGTAACTGATGTTGGGTATGCATAGGTATCTGGTAACAGCCTGCGCTGAACCAATCATCATCCAGGGCCAGGAAAGCGATATCGGCATTATCTATCTCTTCTGGCGGCAGAAAGTCAATTTTCTGCTGCCATTGATTCGCCAGACGCGTCATGATGATTTTCAAACCATGCTCAAAGTGACTGTTTTGTTCCTTAATAGCGATACTCAGCATAAAAAATATCCTACACGGCAGGTGAATCATGGTGAAATATTAAAGAAACTGATTGATTATCTAAATACTGGCGGCCTTAATTCCCACTTTATGCGTGCTGAGATGTGTCCAGGCGATTTCCTGGAACCTGGCATTGCGCCAGAAAAGACGATATTCGTACACTTAGTCAGCAACCAGAACAAAAGCCATTGACTCAGGAGTGCCTGACCGTATAATTCTCGCGTTTCGTCTACACGAAGTCTTCACTTCACAAGGCGCCCTTAGCTCAGTTGGATAGAGCAACGGCCTTCTAAGCCGTGGGTCGCAGGTTCGAATCCTGCAGGGCGCGCCATTATATATCAACTGGTTACGCCTCTTTAATTCCCTCCTTATTTTCCATATGGGACATATTTGGGACATCATCACTGAAAATCGAGTCAATTTGCCTCGCGTGTTCCGTTAAATGGTTCGGCGCAAGGTGAGCATATCGGCGCACCATCTCGATGCTCTCCCATCCTCCCATTTCCTGCAAAACAGAAAGCGGAACTCCGGACTGAATCAGCCAGCTGGCCCATGTGTGCCTCAGGTCGTGGAAGCGAAAATCCTCAATTCCGGCCCGGCGGCAAGCTGCATTCCATGCCCGCTGATCATCGACGCGCATCTTTCTCACGGTTGGCGTCTTTGAACCATCAGGCCGGATGCCTTCTTTCGTATGCACGAACACCCATTTATGATGCTTACCAATCTGGTCACGCAATACCTTACAGGCAGTGTCATTTAGCGCTACGCCAATAGCGCGGTTTGACTTGCTGTCTTCAGGGTTCACCCAGGCAACACGACGCTGCATGTCGATCTGTTGCCACTCCATATTGATGATGTTAGACCGCCTAAGTCCCGTTGCCAGCGCAAATTTAACAACAGATTTCAACGGTTCCGGACATTCTTCAATAAGTCTTTTTGCCTCATCACGCTCAAGCCATCTGACGCGCTTGTTTCTGACAGCAGGAACCTTGATTACAGGCGCTTTCTCCAGCCATTTCCAGTCACGTTCTGCTGCACGCAGAATAGCCTTCATTAATGCCAGGTGCTTGGCTTTGGTGGAGGTGGTGACCGGTTTAGCTGAATAAACTGGCGCTGGCTCTCCATTCTTTTGCGCCGCGGCAGCTTTTATTTTCCATATCTCAAGCTGCTTGCGGTTGCTCATCTTGTTTACTGCTAAGTAAATCTTTTGCTCGGTTACATCCTTTAACCGCACTCCCTCAAAATGCGCCAGCCAGAAAGCCATACGGCTGCGGTCATCTTTCAGTGATTTCTTCTCTGCCTTTTCCTCCAGCCAGCGCATGCAGGCATCATCAAACGTTACGTCAGGAAAATCGCCAAGCCTGTCTACTCGCCACAATTCAGCCTTGCGCTTGTCATGTAGCTCAGTAGCGAGCCGCTTGTCGGAAGTCCCAAGGCTTTCCTTAATTCGCTTCCCGCCCGGTGTCGAGTAGGACGCGTACCATATTTCACCTCTGCGGAAGATGGACATTTTCTTTCCTCTGTTATGTCATCACCCGCGCTCACCTGGACAGTATGCAGCGGAGACTGAAGAGCCGCAATGCAGGCTTGCCGGGTAGTAAGGTAAGGGGATTTCGGTTTGGTGGGGTCTTTACGTGTTGCCTGTAGTCGGCCTGTGCGAATCCAGTTGGTGGCGGTAGGTCTGGATATCTTGAGAAATGCACAGGCCTCATCGAGTGTGAGACTGTGTGATTCCATGGTTACTCCTGGTCAGAAAGAAGCTCTTTTATCCATTTATATGTTTTTGGTGCTCGCTTATCTGGCCTCTTAAGCTCAAGCTTAAGCAGAGCAATAAGTGAATCCCACTCACGTAAAATCGGAGAAAACCGCTTTACCTTTTTCGCTATGAGCGGAAAGCTATCTTTAATTTCAGGTATTTCATCTACGAGCATCATGCATCTTCGCAAATCGGCAGGGTCGCTTGGTGCGTCAAACCGTCCGTGGTAGAAGTTCTTTTCCAGCCCAAGAGCAATAGAAGCCATAGTTGCGCTACTTATGCCAACGTGGCCTTTCGTTTGCCACTTCAATACCTTCATTGCTAAATCAGACATCATTCACTCCATAAAACAAAACCCGCCGTAGCGAGTTCAGATAAAAAAATCCCCGCGAGTGCGAGGATTGTTATTGCTGCGGTGGTTCTGGCAGTGGCATCCAGTCGTTTACATTTCGGCTCTGTGTTTCAAAAAATTCATCACCATTGCGGACAATATCGAAAAACTCACCGTCTCGATATTGCGCATAAAGAACGAATGCGCCATCACATAAAATAATTACGTGCCGACCATCATCTGGCATCCGCTCACTACAGCTTATCCAACCATCCGGAATTACCGGCGCTGACTGCTCTTTAATATGCAGTCGTGGCTCACCGTCTTTCGGTTCCGGCCACTGGCGGGTTTTGTTTATCGCCAGCTTTTCAATCATCGCCCTCGTAATGAATTCGTCAGAAATTCCCATGCGCCGCTGGGAATCCCACAATAAAAACTGCATATCAGCCCACTCAAGCGGGTCTGATGGGTCGGCAGCGGCCTCAAGTGCTTCTTTCGAGAGGTGTTTCAGTGGACCGACTGGACCAACATCGCCGAATGTGGCATCAGACCATTCAGAATGTTCATGGCGAACTTGTTCGCGTTCCAGTGATGCCAGCGCACGCTTCAGCACAATAAGAATTTTGGCGTCGTCATCGCTCAGGCCAAACGGAATATCGTCGCGAGTGTTTTCAAATTCAGCGATAGTTTGCTGTAGCCATTCTTTGGTAATAGTGGTCATGGGTTAGTCCTTATTCACATAAACCGTAGCGGGATGAACACACAGCCGTGTCAAGGCTCGCTTTTACCAGGTCATAGACCTTGCCACCTCGTCCTGTTTTGGCCCATTCAACAACATCCTGCGCAGATGGCGCACCCATTCCACCGCGCGGACCGTAGAAACCAGACCATTCGATTCGCTGAACGTCAGGTTCAAGTCCGTGCAGCCTGACTTCCTGTCCGAGGTTTACCGGATACCGCTTGCGCATCGCTATTTCTTCCCCTGTGAACTCATCCTCATCAAACCAGGTGACTTCCCGAACGCCTAACTGAGAGCGCATCCACGCCTGACTTTCAGTTCCCACGCTCATCCAGTGTACCCAGCGGGACGCGAGACGAACCTTTTTTTCCCATGCGTGATGCTTTTCGATATGCTCAGGCCATCGTGCGGCGGTTTGCGCGATTTCCTCTTTCGTGCATAAAACACAGTTCATACATCCGACCCGGTCAACCACGCCGCGATAGGCACCCATACGGATAGGCTGACACTGCGCCCAGCGCTTAATCAGGGATTGGCGGCGGCGTTCAAACTCAGATTCAGTGTAAACGCGCTTAACTATCTGCACCGGCTTACAACCAATTTGATGATGAATATTTCGTGCAAAATCAACGGTCAATTCATGTTCATTGTCTGTATCTGCCATTACGTTTTGTACGCGGTCGCCGAACAGATGGTTGGCAATCGTCGCCGTGGTGGTGCTGTCCTTTCCGGCAGAAAAATTCACAATAATTTTGTGGTCGTCCGGAATGCGAAATTCAGTGAGATAACGGTTATAAGCCAACTCAATTTCACGAACCATCATGCTGATATCTGAAGGGACGATTATTGCTGCGTTAGCGCTCATCTTACTCCCCCTTAACCTTGATGCCAGCGGCGTCTTGCGTACTAACTATTTCCGCCGCCTGACCGAAAGCGGATGGCTAAGGTCGGAGAAAGCCCATTGAATTACTGTCTGTCTTATGCCCGTGGTTTTATGGCTGCCGAGAACAAGACGGAGTATCTGCACGAATGGGAAGACGGGACAATGCGTCTGAAAGTTAGCGATGGCGAGCAGGTTCATTGATGGAGAGGAATATGGACGAATCAAGAAAGCAGTTTTTGGAATGGTGGAGACACCCTGAGCAAGAAGAGCTTCGGAAAAGTTGCGCTGAGGGATGGGGAGAGAAAATATGGTCTGCTTCACGTTCTGCTATTTCGATTGAGTTGCCAGCAAAAAATGATATCTCCAGCGATGACTACTCCATTCCTGACCTGGTTGATTGGGGTGATGGAAGAAACGCTGGTATTCAGGAATGCGCAGAAGCCAGCGGATTCACGCAGTATGAGTTAGGCTCAGTCCGCGACATTACACGCTTACGTGGGCGTTATGCGTGGTCAAAAGACGGTACTGATTCGTGGTTTATCACTGACCTTGAAGATGAGTCTCATCCTGACCGATATAGTGCAGAATATCGCGCAGAATCGCAGCCTGACGGCATCATTGGAATAGGCTCATGGAGAGACTTCATCGTCTGCTTTGGTTCGTCAACGATAGAGTATTTTTCTCTGACAGGCGCAACCACAGCAGGCGCAGCGCTTTACGTTGCTCAGCCATCGTTAATGGTACAGAAGGGGATTGCCGGAACATACTGTAAAACGCCATTCGCTGATTCATACGCATTCATCAGTCACCCGGCTACTGGCGCACCCTCTGTCTACATCATCGGGTCAGGGCAGGCTTCACCAATTGCGACCGCCAGTATTGAGAAAATTATCCGCTCATATACCGCTGAAGAAATGGCGACGGGTGTGATGGAGACTTTGCGCTTCGATTCTCATGAGCTTCTGATTATTCATCTCCCTCGCCATGTTCTGGTTTACGACGCATCGTCCAGCCAGAACGGACCTCAGTGGTGTGTGCTGAAAACCGGGCTTTACGATGATGTATATCGCGGCGTCGACTTCATGTACGAAGGAAACCAGATAACGTGCGGCGACAAATCAGAAGCGGTGGTCGGACAATTGCAATTCGACATCAGCAGCCAGTACGACAAACAACAAGAACACCTGTTGTTTACGCCCCTTTTCAAAGCAGATAACGCCAGATGCTTCGATCTGGAAGTTGAATCATCCACTGGTGTTGCTCAATACGCTGACCGCCTATTCCTGTCTGCAACCACAGACGGAATCAATTATGGTAGAGAGCAGATGATTGAACAAAATGAGCCGTTTGTGTACGACAAGCGTGTTATCTGGAAACGTGTTGGGCGCATTCGTCGATTAATCGGATTCAAACTGCGGGTAATCACCAAATCACCAGTAACACTATCCGGGTGTCAAATTCGTCTGGAGTAAAATATGGCAGACCCGTCACTTAATAAGCCTGTCGTGGTTCAGGCTACACGCATTGATGCATCTATTCTCCCTCGCAACATATTCAGTCAGTCTTACCTTCTGTATGTCATAAATCAGGGTACTGATGTTGGCTCCATTGCAGAAAAGGCAAATCAGGCAGGAGGCGGTGCTTATGATGCGCAGGTCAGAAATGATGAGCAGGATTTAATTCTTGATGAGCACGAAAAAAGAATTGCAAAAACAGAAGAGGATATTTCAGGAATAAAAGTAAAGCTTCTTGAAATAGAGAATGATGTTAATGGTCTGAAAATAAAAGTTCAGGATATCGACGGTAAGGTATCAGAGATAATCGTTGATTATGTTTCACTCAGCAGAACAGGAACTCAAACTCTTTCCTCGTCCCTTAGCGTATCAGGAAATTATTCTGTTAACGGTACAAAAGTTGTTGGCGCTCGCCAGACTGGATGGACCGCGGCAACAGGTACGGCGAATAAAGGCGCATTTAACGCTGACCTGACATTTGCCGTTAGCGATACTTACACGCAATCTGAAATCCAGGCTATAGCCAATGCTCTAATTGCTGAGCGTCGGCGTACTAAAGCTTTGGAAGACGCCTTGCGTGCACATGGGTTAATCAACTGATGATTACATTCACTCCCACCCGAAACATCGATCTGATAGAAACGGTCGGCAACCATCCCGACATCATAGCCGGGAGCAACAACGGTGACGGATACGACTACAAGCCTGAGTGCCGCTATTTCGAAGTGAACGTACATGGTCAGTTCGGTGGCATCGTGTATTACAACGAGATTCAGCCGCTGACCTTTGACTGCCACGCCATGTATCTGCCTGAGATTAGAGGATTCAGTAAGGAAATCGGGCTGACGTTCTGGCGATACATTCTCGCCAACACCACCGTTCAGTGCGTTACATCATTTGCTGCACGCAAATTTCGCCACGGTCAGGTGTACTGCGCAATGATTGGCCTTAAGCGTGTAGGAACCATCAAGAAATACTTCAAAGGCGTAGATGACGTGACATTTTACGCCGCCACCCGAGAAGAGTTAACCGACTTCCTGAATAACGGGAGATAAACATGTTATATGCATTTACGCTGGGCAGGAAACTGCGCGGTGAGGAACCTCTTTACCCTGAAAAAGGCGGAAAAGGTGGCTCATCAAGCAGCGGAGCAAAAGAAGCCGCAAAAGCAACCCAGTACGCAGCAGACCTGCAAAACCAACAATTCAATCGTGTGATGGAACAGTTGGCACCTTACGCCGCCGCAGGTTTGCCGGCTCTCCAGCAGATTCAGCAGCTATCAACGCTGGAAGGTCAGAACAGTGCTCTCAATCAGTATTACAACTCAGACCAGTATAAACAGTTGGCTGATCAGGCTCGCTATCAAAGCCTGAATGCCGCCGAGGCGACAGGTGGTCTTGGCTCGACAGCAACATCAAACCAAATTGCATCCATTGCACCAACGCTCGGGCAGAACTGGTTGTCAGGGCAGATGCAAAACTATGGCAACCTGTTAAACGTTGGTCAGTCTGCGGCAGCAGGCCAGGCATCGGCAGGACAGAACTATGCAAATAACGCAGGTAATCTTGCGCAACAGATGGCGGCGATCCGCTCTCAGGGTTCTGGTCAATCCACGCTTGGAAGTGCCATTAGCGGGGGTACGAGTGGTGCGCTTGCAGGAGCTGGTCTTGCCGGGATGCTTGGTGCATCGACGCCGTGGGGGGCAGGCATTGGTGCAGGTATCGGATTGCTTGGCTCACTCTTCTAAGGAGTTATCGTGGCTACATTTCAACTCGCCGGGTTGCCATCAATGCAGGTGGCGAACCAGAACGCGCCCGGGCAACCATCATTATCCAGCTACGACTTCAGCCAGCGTCCAAACGTTGGCGTTCAGCTTGCTCAAGGTATTGGCGCAGTTGGCCAGGCAATGAGGCTTTCTGACTTTCAAAAAGCTTTCGGTCAGGCTTATGCGGCAGGTGATCGCGACGCCTTGCGTCAACTTGCAGCCACCAATCCAGACCAGATTGAAACAATTCGTCAGGGCATGGGTTTTGTTGATGCTGACAGAAATCAGGCGATGGGCGATATGTCTGCACGATTGAATATTGCCGCCGCTCAGGGGCCTGAAGCGGTGATGCGAGAGCTTGCCACTCACCAGAATACACTGCAACAAATTGGCGTATCTCCTGAACAGGCGTGGCAGACATATCAACAAAGCCCTGAAGGCTTCACGCAGTTAACAGACCTTATTGGGATGCACGCGGTAGGACCAGAAAAGTATTTTGATATTCAGGATAAGTTGACAGGTCGCGACATTGACCGAGGTCGCCTTGCTGAAACAATCCGCAGCAATAAAGCCGGTGAGGGGCTTCAGGCTCGCGGGCAGAATATAACAATGCGTGGACAAGATATGTCAGCGGCAACAGCACGACGCGGTCAAGATTTGGCAACGCAAAGAGCAAACGCCAGAACGATATCAGGCAGCGAAGGAAATCGGGTCGTTCAGCTTGCAGACGGGCGAACAGTTAGCGTCGGTGGAAAACTTCACGGCGCAGGGGCGAATGCGTTTTACGAAGGTATTGACGATAACGGCAATATGGTTCGTGTCCCGGCAAGCGCCATTGCCGCACCTCCAACGTCTGCGGCAAGCGCACAGAACTACGCAATGAAGAAAGACATTGATGCAATCGCAAATGCAGATGCTTCTGCTCTCGATTTCATGACTGGAATGACTGGCGGAGCAGGAAATCCGGCAATTGGTGCAGATGTTCGCAGCCGACTCACAGGCAAAGAGCAACGCCAGTTATATAACTCCGCACAACGTATTCAGGGAAGAATGCAGAATCAGGGCGTGGCAGCAGCAAGAGATATGGGCGCTAGCGGTATCAACACCATTGCAGAAGCGAAGATGTATTTTCAGGGGATGCCGCAGGTTGACTACTCAAGCCCGGAGGCTATGCAGCAGTCTATTCGTGAGATTCAGGAATACACCAACAATTATAACCAGCAGTACAACGTTAATGTTGATAATGGTGGGCAGAAATCATCAAGGCAGCAGCCAGCGACTCAGCAATCAGTCGGAGGAAGCTACACGTCTAAATCCGGCATTCAATTCACGGTGGAATAATGAAAGTTACAGCCAACGGTAAGACATTCACATTCCCAGAAGGAACAAGCACTGAGGATATTGGATCGGCTATCGATGAGTATTTTGCTGGACAGTCTGCACAGCAGGAACAGCAGGGCACATCTACGCCCCCAGAAAGCCAGCCACAGCAACAAGGTGGCTTCATTTCTGACCTTGGCAATGCTGCTGCAGAGACTGGGCGTGGATTGCTACAGGCTGGCGTTAATCTGGCAAATATCCCGGCATCAATAGCTGATGCTGTCGTCAGCGCCGGTGCATGGGCTGGTCAGAAGCTTGGCATTGGTGACGGAACTTATCAGCCTGCACCTCGCGTCACTACCCAAGGACTTGAGCAGGACTTTGGCTTGCAACAAGGTTCACTTACCCCTAAGACGACAGAAGGTAAAATCTTCTCTGAAGCGCTTCCATATCTGACTCCTGTTGGTGCAGAGAGAATTGCAGCGCAAGCACCATCTATTGCTGGTCGCGTTGCTCAGGGAGCATCTCGTTTGCTGGCTGAGAACGCTGTTGGTTCACTTGCTGCTAATAGTGAGCGAGATAATCCTGAAGCACTGGCAACAGACTTAGGGACGGGCGTCGTATTGGGTGGTGCGATTAACCAGTTAGGTCGTGCAGCCGGTGCTGCTTATCGTGGGATTCGCGGGACGATCGCACCAGAAGCGCAGCAGGCTATTCAGTTCGCTAATGCTGCTGACGTTCCTCTGCATACTACTGATGTTTTGCAGCCAAATTCCCGCGTCGGCCGCATGGCGCAAACTACAGCTGAAAACATCCCATTTGCCGGGACAAGTTCAATGCGCGCTAATCAGCAAGAGGCTCGCAGTCAGTTGGTGGCTGAGTTTGCATCGCGATTTGGTGAATACGATCCGTCGATTGTAGTTGGCAGCCTGAAGGCTAAATCATCTGGGATTCGTAGGGCCGCTGGAAATCGCCTTGAGCAGGTGCAGAATGCAATGGCAGGAGTTAACATTCAGCCGAGCAGGGCCATTCAGCAGATTGATACTGAAATAGCCAGTTTGCAGAAACTTGGAAAGGTTGCGGATAACGATACGATTTCTAAGCTTCAGGCCTATCGCGATGAGCTTACCCGCAATGCTGGCGCAAGCGGTCCAGTGGCAATGGATTTGCAGCAGTTGAGCGGACTGAGAAGCCAGTTTAGGCAGGATGTTAAAGGAGAGAGAACGGTCTTGCCAAACCGATCTGACGCAGCTATTCAGCGCATTTACAACGCAATGACTAGTGATATCGATAGCGCCATCGGACAGAATCTTGGTAATGACACACTGCGTCGCTATAAGCAAGCTAACGCCATCTACGCTGACGAAGCAAATAAGCTACAGAATACGCGCCTTAAGAACGTGATCATGAAAGGAGACCTGACCCCTGAAGTGGTCAACAACATGCTATTCAGCAAGAACAAATCAGAAGTTCAGAATCTTTACCGGTCAGTCGGTCAGGTGGGGCGCGCTCAGATGCGCAACGGCATAATCGGAAAGGCCATGGAGAAATCAGGAGGCTCACCTGACCAGTTCCTGAGACAGGTTAACCTGATGTCTAACCAGACCGGTATAGCATTCAAAGGCCGTGATGCTGCGTATCTGAAGGGGATTAAGAATTATCTTGAGGCAACCAAGCGTGCCGGTCAGGCAGGAGTAACAACGCCTACAGGTCAGCAAACTATACCGTTCATCCTAGGTATTGGAACAGTAACTAACCCTGCACTGGTAGGTGTTGGTGGCGGGTATGGTTTGCTGGCAAGAATGTATGAGAGTGAACCAGCACGTAATGCAATGCTTCGCCTGGCTAATACTCCACGTGGTTCTACCGCATTCGAGAAAGCGTTAGCCGAAGTTGAGCGGGCTGTTAACTCTGTTGCTCAAGGCGCTAAATCAGATGCATTAAGCGAATAGCAGTCTACCAACTACTATGCCGAAGATAAGGAATGCAAAGTTCAATAAGTCTCTGTTCATAAATCCTCGTAGGAACCAATAGAGATCATTCTTTGATCTATATATTATCTGAATCCCTTACTTAATTGGGTGATGATAATGAAAAAAGGTGTGATGGTTGGCTGTTTTTGTGTATTTCTCGCTGGGTGCGCTACAGCAACAAAAACGTATGCTCCAGATGGAAGAGAGGCATATACCATAGAATGCTCTGGAGTAGGTGGTTCATGGGCTATGTGTCAGGCCAAGGCCGGAGATCTTTGTGGTTCAAAAGGCTATGACCTGATTAGCACTGGTAGTGATCAGGGAGCTATTGCAAACATTGACGGAAGTACTGGCAACGCATTTGCAACAAACACCATATCAAGAAGCATGTATATAGCTTGCAAAAAATGAGTAAAGCCCGGTTCGCCGGGCTATTTTTTTCGATAGAAATCTTTCAACTTTTCGAATACTAATTCTTGAATTTCTCTGGATACGATGTCTGCTTCGCGTTCAGCATCATCCCTGTATCCGATTACAGGCGTAGGCTTTTCAAGTGAATCAGCCACTATCTGCACTAGCTCTGCATTTAGTGACCTTCCGTTTGCCTTTGCCCTCTGCTTAACCTTTTCTTTCAGCTCGTAGGGTAGCCTGAGGTTAAATTGCGGGTCATCTCTTCCCATTTCTGATGCCTCACTTTTGTAAGTGGATCGGCATCATATGATCTACTGGTTGTATCCACAATAAGACCACCGTGGTCTTAATGACGCATTGCCGTAGCCACGCTGCGGCGATTCCTTGCATCTGGAGCACATTAAATGACAGATATCACTGCCAACGTAGTTGTTTCTAACCCTCGCCCAATCTTTACTGAATCCCGTTCGTTTAAAGCTGTTGCGAATGGGAAAATTTACATTGGTCAGATTGATACCGATCCTGTTAATCCTGCCAATCAGATACCCGTATACATTGAAAATGAGGATGGCTCTCACGTCCAGATTGCTCAGCCGCTAATAATCAACGCAGCCGGTAAAATCGTATACAACGGCCAACTGGTGAAAATTGTCACCGTTCAGGGTCATAGTATGGCTATCTATGATGCCTATGGTTCTCAGGTTGACTATATTGCTAACGTATTGAAGTACGATCCAGATCAGTTCAAGCAGCAACTTGAAGGACAGTTTGCTGATGGATCATTTCCTGAAACTGTAAAATATAAGTATGGATTACCGTCCACTGTTGATGGTGCCGTATACAGAACCGTTCAGGATAAGATTGATGATTTTGTGAGCGTTCTGGATTTTGGGGCAAAGGGAGACGGTGTTACCGATGACTCTGAAGCGTTCAGGAAAGCAGCGGCTACTGGTAAGAGAGTATTCATCCCTGATGTTTCAGGTAATGGTTCCGGCTGTGTTTATAAAGTAAAGAATGTATCCATTAAAAAGCCCCTACTCTTTGGTGAACATCCTGGCGTTGAGATACAGCCAGTTGCTGATGGTGATGAAATGTTCTATTTCGGAGACCTTGATCAGCCTTCTAGCCACATAATTGTTGGTGGTCGGATTGAGAACCTGACCTTCTCATGCCCTTCTGCAGATCAGACGGGTTATCCTATAGCTATACGCTGTCATCAGCAGCAGCAACTAGAGATATTTGGCTGTACCTTTTATCACTTAACTTTTGAGCTCATCGACTACCGCTACGTAACGTTGCGTAAGGTTCGCGGTATAGGTTCCATGTTCTACTCAAACAGGACTCAACCAAATAACGTGGACTTTGCTGATTCACTGGTAATTGAGGACAGCTTCATTGCGTTCAGTTCCCGTGTAGAGGTTAGAAACTCAGTAGGCTTTCAGGCACGAAACTCGTACTTCGCCAACCCTACCAGCACCCCATGCCTGTTGCTGGGTTATGACGACTGGGCACAGCCTAGCCACGGTACATGTCAGCTTACAGACGTAACTGTAGAAGGTATTACCGAGATTGCCGATTGTGCTCTTATGGTGTTTATAGTTAATGGGCATTTCGGGGCTTTCAAAGGAAACGGGGTTACGCTGCGTAACTGCTTCGCTGTGAACTGTGTTAATACCGAATACCACTACAGTCTTGGTTTCGGAGTGAACATGGAGAATTGTAATAAGTGCTCTTTTACTAACACTCGTTTCACAAACAACGGAGATGGTGGCATTAGGCTCGCAAGCAACACCAAGAATGTCTCTTTCGCCGGTTGTTTGTTCGGGGAGGGGGGCATCCCCAACGACGGCCCGACCCAAAAACTCGGAATTAACGTCGAAGATACAAGCGGGGCTGTGATTGTTCTGTCATCTGTATTCAGCGGTAATAGTAAAGTTAACTTGGGTGGCCCTGCAAGTGAGTACCGCGTTGTTGCCTGTGCTGGCGTTCCTGATAGCCCTTACGTCGCGGCCGGTTCCTCGTCTGAGAGACCATCCTCTCCGATTGCAGGCCAGCAGTATTACGATAATACCTTAGGAATTCCTATCTGGTGGAATTCCGTAGACTTATCATGGAAGAGAGCAGACGGAGCTAACGTATAA